TGTGTGGTGGGTATTTTTCTGTTGGATGAGTCGACCTGTTGAGCAGTCTATCGATATCGGCAAACATTGAGTCGTAACCCAACGATGTACCTAAAATTGTTGAAGATTCTAACGACCCAAATTTAATGCGGCCTGTTGCTAAATTTGTCATACTATTTCTCCCTATTGGCGAGTGTTATTAAAAATTCTACCCCGAAGGCGTAGATAAAATGATAGATATTTTTGTGTCAGGAACCTATCAAACCCCGTGAGAGCAGCCCATCCCGATTTCGCTTCAACGGAGGCAGAATTCTAGCGGGTCTGCCTTTTCTATTTATATATCTATTTACCAAAAAGTCCTAAAACTTTTTGTTTCAATGTTTTTGCCCATGTGGATTGCTCAACATGCCAACCAATAAACGCACCAACTAAAATCCAGAATAAAGTTTCTAACATATGTTACTCCTTTATAAAATTGATAGGTTATTCTGTTACGAGGAAACCTATCGAAACCCTAAGTGGCAATTAAGCCGCTAATGCGAATAACTCATCGTTTGCAGTTATACTTGTTTAACTTTAACGTGTTATTTCCACGATTCTCCAGTAGCCCTTTGACCTCAATCGATCCCAGTTCATCCACACTAAAGATACTTTTCTCAAATACCCTTAGTGTAGATGGCGGGAATTGAACCCGCGTCTTGAACTCATACCTCTACCTTCAACGAATTCTTTTGTGTTTTACCTCTAATCCACCCTTCAGGTATTTCAGAAGTAAGGTTTAATTTAATACTACTTATACCATCAGTAACCCACATAAATCTTTTACCATATTGAGAATTGTTTACACCTTTTTGGTGCTCTTTTTCTTTCATGGTGTTTTTCATTTTAGTTAAAGCTTCATCTGTTTTTGAGAGTGCTATAACTTTTTTAAGATGCCCTGGGTCATTAAAAGAACCTTTTCTCCCAGCTTTATTTTGTTGACTAACTCGTTCTGCCCACTGCTTTGCAAACTCTTTATCTTCGTTTAACCGGTCGGCAAATGCAATTCCACCATATTGTCCTAATCCGCCAATAGCTAGATTGTATGTGTCTTTGCGTCTAACAAAATCAATATTTACAAGTTCTTTTTCCTTAGAGTACATTTCATCTTCTGTTAAAAACTCTTGTAGTATTTCTTTTTTAAAATTATCAATTCCATATTTTATTATGGCGTCTTTGATGATTTGCCCAGACCCCATATATCCATCATCAAGATTTTTAGTTTTATGTACACCAATATAAATTTTGTCATTAAGTAAATTAGTTATTTTATAAATGTAATAATGCATAGCTTTCTCCTATACATTTATTTATAAAAATAATACTCTCACGCTGTCGAAACCTGGTCATCCCCATTAGTAAGTATATTAGTCTGAGCTTGCAATCTCGGTAACCCGCGGAAGGTGTGTCTAGAATTACTCCGCATATATTGATTAAGTGGCACTAATATACTTACTGGTGGAGATGGGGAGAATCGAACTCCCGTCCAACATGTATTACTTTAGAGCTTCTACAACAATTTTATTCTAATACAATTTATTATAATAGATTAGTCACTGTTACACAACTAATATTCTGTTTTTTTCTTACCAATGTTATATTTACTCACCAACTCCCAATCGTTGCGTTCTTTAAAAGCAATAATCTTGATTTGGTGTAATTGTCCTATGTTATCTTTCATAATGTTTGGATTAACTATCTTGACCAAACCCCAATCTTCCAATAACTTAGCAATAGCATTGCGTCTTTGGATATCATTTTCATCTAGACTAGATGGTTTACCATCCAAAGCAAATAGCTCTTTGAAATGTGTAATGTAGTATTTACCTTGTTTGTGGAGTATATGACAAGACTGATATAATACTTTATCCGTTCTAGACGCAACACCAATTCGAGATAAAGTCTCTCGCACTTTTAAAAAATCGTCTTGTTCTTTGAGGGTAACCTCAACAAAACTTGCAATATCAATCATCTTAATCCTTTAATCCACCTATATCGGTTTGTTTTTTTAATTGTTGGATTTGTTCTTCACTGAGTAATCGGAGTGATTCTCTAGCTTTAGTATCTGAGTAGCCATAGTAGGCTTTGACACATTCTATATCTTCAACTTTATCCGATTTATCCCACTTGTGAAAAGGTCTTTTCATGGACCTTACAGTATTTATAAGATAGAGATATTGTAACTTCTTATCTAACCAAGGACGTTCATTCATTTCACTAGCAAAACCAACACAATCTAAATGCTGTGATAGTGCTTTATTAGTGAGAAATGGACTATAATCTTTTTCTGAGGCAATATCAATCATGAGATTTTTTTTACTTATCAAAATCTCATTTACATAATCAAAAACTTTAGGCATTCTATTCTCCAGAGGTTGAAAAAGACATCAGTTCCTCTATTTCTTTTTTAGTTAATGGTCTAACTCTAGTGACTGCAGGATCATTTAATCTAATACCATACATATATCTTTTACCACTAGAAGTGTATTTGTCTTTTTTTGGTTCATATTGAAATGGTGTAAATGTTTTAGGATCAACTTTCAGTATCCATCCAGAACCTTTATATGCGTAAAATTTATGTGGAACCGTGACAAAATATAACTCATCAACCATCCTACATTTTTTAAGTTGACCAGTTCTAATTGAAACGCATCTTAGTTCAATATAGGGTGTCTGAGTTTTTACTTCAATAGTTTTACCGTTAACTAGAATTGTTTGTGAGTCTGCATCACCATCTTCGTCAGCTTCCACAACTTTTCTAACTTTTTCATAAACTATCATATCTTTAGTGCTGTCGTATAAATCGATGGCATCTTCTACATATGTGTTGTCTTTTGAAGAAAACATGTTACGAATGATTTTCTCGCCAACTTGACCAAGCTGAGAAATCTTAATATCTCGTTTAAGTTTTTTAATCTCTTCTATTTCATCCATGAAGAATCTTCCTCTACGTATAAGTTTGGATTAGTTCTTTTATAATTAATATCATTAAAAGCTGTGTTAAGTTTTATGGCAATTTCTTCGGTAATATCAGATAGTTTAACACTAATATCTTGACCTGCATAATATTCTACTGCTCTTACTGTAATACCGTAAAACTCTTCACCAAAAGCTTCTAGATATCTTTCTCCACCGATATGTCTTTCATCACTTCGCAATGTTTTTCTAACAGCACCACAAAATTTACCTAAACGTTCACGAGTTGAATTGCCTGAATATCCAACATAAAGCGGAACATTGTTACGATAGATACAATGAATACCATTATCTGGTAATTTAATGTTATTTGGAATTAAAGATACGCCTTTACCTGAACTATCGTAATTGGGTTCAAAAGCTACGTTTTGTGCATTATTTAACCCACTAATAATTTCTTCAGCGTAATCAGAAGCAATTTTTACTTCATTTCCCCATAAGTCTTTTATCATATAGATTCCTTCAATCTTAATACTGCATTTGCACAAAATCTTGACTTATTACCTTTGGCATTTAACAATGGCTTTAATCGATAAATTAATTCTTCTTCGACATTTTTAACAGTTATTTTTTGCGGTAAACTGTTAAAATCAAAATCAACAGTCTTTATAGAGATATTATCAAAATTATTATAAATTTTATGATACTTTTCTCCAGCAGGATGACGCTCATCAAATCTATCGGTTCTTCTAGCGGCAGCAAAAAACCGACTTATTCTAGTTTGAATATATCCTGTCGACATGCCAACATAGATTAACTTGTCGTCTTTATATATCAAATAAAGTCCTTTTTTGTTAATTTTACCGCTTTTAGTAAAACCATATCTACTTTCTATATTAGGTTTAATATACACATATGCAGAATTGTTTAATTCTTCCAAAAGAGGAACTACTACGTCTTCCTCTGTGTTATATAAGCTTCCCCACAAATCTTTTTTCATTTGAATTTACTCTCCACCATAATATACGATAGTAATGCTAGGTCATTGAGTTGTCCATCAGAAACAAAAGCTCTCTTATATTGATAGTCTGCTAATGTTATGATTAAGGCTGGCACATAACTCGGGTCTACGACATCATACAACGTATCGAATAACTTTCGATATAAGCTAGCGGATTCGTAATCGTTATTAGCTACCCAACGCTTAAGACCACCGAAATCTTTATCTTTTATATATTCGATAACTTGTTTAATATTCTCATCAGACACATTTGAAAGAATATTGGTGTCTATCTTACCAAACTTAGAGAATCTTTGCAACTCATTGAGCACACGTCTGAAATCTGGAAAATGTTTTTTAATCACTTCAGCAACAACAGAATCAACAGAATCTACATTTTCTTGCTGTAATATAGATTTGATACGTTTGAAAAAAGCACCAGCCATTGCATTCTTTTCTTCTTTGTTCAAACGAAAGTCGATAACTGCACATCTTGAATGTATAGGTTCGATAATCTTTTCTTTGAAGTTACATGTGAATATAAATGTGCAATTACTGGAAAACTCTTCAATGAAGTTTCGAAATGCTGCCTGTGCATTATCTGTTAGATAATCAGCTTCATCAATAATGATAACTTTTCTTCCACCAGATAAGCTAACGGTCGAAGCATAGTCGACTACGGTATTTCTAACCATATCAACACCGTTGTTACTCGAACCATTGATTGTTATGTAGTCACAACCGACTTCTTCACATAGCGCTTTGGCAACGGTTGTTTTACCGACACCAGCACTACCTGTAAGCATTAAGTTGGGGATATTTTTAGACGAGACATATTCTCGAAATGGTATTTTCAGTCGTTCTGGAAGTATACAATCTTCAACTTTTTTGGGACGATATGCTTCTACCCACAAGAACTGACTCTCATTCTTATCAATCATACTTACTCCATTATATAAAAAAAGACATCGCACCACATATTGTAGTGATATGGTGCGATGTTCAAAGTCTAGATAAACTAGACAGACGCACTATAAAGAACTATTAAATCTACCAACCAAATCAAGATAATTTTCGGTAGAATGATATTCTACTCCTGTAACAGTTAAAATTCTACTGTTATATTTAATTAAGTCGTTTGCCTCAATTTCAATAATGGCAACTACGTGGTTGGGGTTGATAGCAACTGAGAACTCTTTATCTCCATTAAAACATTGAACATAAACTAACATTATTGAGCCTTTTGAAATTTAGAACCAGGTTCTGTTGTTATCCAATACTCAACATCAATATCTGTATTTTTCCAATGTGACACACCCTTAGAAGAGATATTGATATCATAATTGCCGGGAATAATTTTTAATGATTCTATTTTAAAGTGGATATTGTAAATATCACCAGAACTCTTATCTAATTTTAGATTGTTTGCATGACTTTTATTGCCAGCAGCATCGAACGCAGAAATGAATACATCATTACCATCTGAATATACGCCTAGATGTGGTGTTGATAAAACAGAGGCTGTTTTGAATAACCATTCTAAATCATCTTTAGACACCTTTATATGAATCTCTGCTTCTGGAAATTTAATGTCCGTTTCTGGTGGAACAACAATCATTGACTTTTGTGCAAATCGATAAGATAGTTTTGCTCGACCCTGTTTACTTGACATCAAGACGTGCTCTTCATCAAAACTAAATTCTGCTGTATCTAGTAATGTTAATACAGATAAGAAGTTATTTAGGTCATAAATAGCAAATTCATTTGTGAATTCATCTTCGATAGTAGCTGTAGCCAATACGTTTTTATGTGGTGATACTGTCTTTAATACTTTACCCTGTTTAAATAACATACCCTGGTTAATAG